TACTTGTAAATGCACCTGAGTTAGGGCTAATAGCACCAATACGACCAATGAAGGTATTGCTTGCTTGTACTGTATTACCTATTACTCTTTGTGTTGATGTAATATTGCCACCAACTTGAAGTTGGTTAGTAATTCTATTGAATGTTAAGTTCGCAGATGATACGAATATACCAGCACCATCTGTAATTTGAATTTGATTGTTTGCACCTGCTGATGTACCTGCACCTGCTGTAAAGAATGAAACTGTTGCAGTACCAGTATAAGGTGTTATATTACCTAAACTAGGAGAGCTAAAATCTACTTGATCGGCAACGACATCAAACTTGTCTGTTCTAAATAGTTCAAATGTTGTTTCATCAATAACTTTAGCGTAATACTTGCTGGTTCCTCTTTCACCTGACGTAGCGATTGCATTTAGAATATTAGCATCACCCTCTACACCAACAATAGTTAGTGGTACACCAGTTACAATAGAACTAGCCTTAGTTAATGTTACAACAGCAGGGTTAGTTTTACTAATTCCTGCAATTTCATAAGATAAAACACCACTGTTTACAAACTGAAGGTTACCTTGTCCATCTGTCTGTAGTGCATATCCATTAACACCACCATAAATTTTAACATTTTCTATCTTACCCAAATCAACTACAGTATTTGAAGTAGGACCACCCGCATTTACCCAAGCTCCGTCCTGTACAGCCAATACCTGACCTTCTTGGACATTATCAATATTGAGCGTTGTGTTGGCAGAACCATCAACTTTAGCAAAGTTGAGTGTACTAACCTCTGTTAAAATTTCGGTTTGTGTTGTTGTATTACCGTCAGCAGGAGGGTGTAATAAAGGATCGTTCCCTATATACAGTTTTCGTTCGTCAGTTGCGAACCCTACTTCGCCTTCGGCTAATTGGGGCAGGTCTACGTTAGCCCCTGTACGGTGTTGAATCTTAGATACTTGTATGATTGCCATAGTATAATTCTTATGAAAAGATGATTATACTATTTATCAATCAAATTTTAATTGGAAACTATAGAAATTTTGAATAATATTCGTCTAATTTGCGAAACCAGATATCCACATACCCATCAAATTCAGCTCCCTCAACTATAAATTCTAGGTACTGATTGTCTGCTGTACACATAAAAATCACACCCTTACGGATATTAGTCCCGTGTAACTCATTATGTGCTGTGGCATACGCTGCGGATTGTACAAAGTAATCTTCAATCCACTCACGCTTCTTGACTTTGTTGCTTTGTTTATGATCCATAATAGCTTCTTGTCCATCATGTATCCCACAAAGATCCGTAGTCCCTGCATAGACCTTAGGGAAATATAATGGTACTTCTACTCCCCAGGCTTCGTTTACCTTACAAAGACCTTTCTCAATGATTGACTTAGCCATATTATGACTTTGTATACTGTATGGATTACTACCCGGCTCTTTTAACACACCCTCTTTGATATAGTCCTCAATGAACTTGTGCATTCTTGTACCACGCCCTGCTGCCTCAGTAGTAATCTCTTGCGCTCGTTTATGGCCAACACGGTTACGCCACTCCATTAATGCTTTTTTAGATTCTTCTGATTTAGTTGCGTCTAAGATAGTTGTTACACTGGGAAGTTTTTCTCCGTCTGGAGTAGCGTACTTTCTTGAGCCGTCAATTGTCTCTTTGCCGATTTTAACGTAGTTGAATTTGTTTGGATTGTACATCAAGATATTGTATTACGTTTTTACTAATAATACAACTTAAACGGTGAAGCTTTCCCCGCAACCACAACGTGCTTTTTCGTTTGGATTTATAAACTCAAAGCCCTCGTTGAGTCCTTTACGAACATAATCAACTGTAAGGCCTTTAACATATACTAGACTTTTTTGGTCAACTATAATGTTGACACCATGTGTTTCTATTACATTGTCTCCGTCATTTGTATTGTCAACGTATTCAAGTATATACGCAAGACCACTACAACCAGTAGTCTTAACACCAACACGAATTCCCATACCTTTACCACGGTGTAGTAAATGTTTAGATATTTTTTTAGCTGCTCGTTCGGTTACTTCAATCATTTTGTAGCTGCGCGGTCAGCCATCTTTTGAACAATCTTTGATGCATCGTCAGGAGTCATTGCTCCCATTTGTGCGTTTGGATGCTGACCTTTGAAAATAACGTTGTCCCCTTTAATATCATCAATCAGATTACTTAAAGGTTCTTTTTTAACCATATCATAGATGTCAGACTTGTCTATGATAATGTCATTACTTTTTAGAATTTCTAATAACGCACTTGTGCTTAAAGGTTCAGTACTACCAACGTCAAGGTAACGTGATTTAAGTTGACTGGTTACCGCAGTCAACTTAACACGCAATGGATCTTTATCTTCGAACTCAAATAAACGCATTATTAGCGTTTCCCGCGTCCTACTGTAGGCTCTGGAACTTCAGGCTCTTCTTCAGGAACTTCAGGCATTTCTGCATCCATCGATGGCATCTCTTCACCAGGAACTTCACCCATGCCGCCTGCTGGAGGTACCTCACCGAATGCTGCAGGAGCACCGCCACCTGTAACAACATTCATAGCATTTTGCAAACCAAGCTTAGCTTGCTGCAATGCCGAGCCTAATGCGCTAAGTGCGCCTGTAGCTTCATTGTTAAATTGTTCACCTGCGTCAACACCAATTTCACTGTTAACACTATCAACCACTGCAGGTAATTCTTTAACTAACATGTCAGAAATATCTTCAATCATTTTCTGTACACTGTCAATCATGTCCTTAGCGGCTAGAACAACTTGTGCTTGTTCAACACCTTCGTTCTCTACAACAATACGACTGTTATATGCAGGAAGCGCCTTAAGTTCACCGTAATGGTGTTTTAACGCTTGCTCCATAAATATCAATTTCAAATACGCTGGATTCTGCTCACTAGAATGTATGTCAGGAGATTGTCTAGTTTCACCTATCAACCCTCTCACTTTTAGTAGCATATCTTTTGTTTTAGCTAAATCTAGCTTATCAAAGTTATAGTCTGCGTTAAAATTCTCATTCAACGCTCTTTTAGCGATTAGCTTAGGTTTAGAATTAAATTCGGTAAGTTTCATAGTTTTTCCCAAAATGCTTATATTGTATTTATCAAAAGAGGTATTATTTGTAGGAACTTTTCTCAAACTGTCTGAGCTGCCATTTTTTGGACTTTTCAGCTAGTACTTCAAGTTCGTTAATAACACGCACTCTTTTGCGTTTTTCTTCCGTCAGTTTTGCTTGAAACAATAGGTTGTTTCCCGTATCCTTAGTTTTTTTAAGCAATTTCTCGTATATTTTAATATTTATTTCTAAACCTGTCAATCTTTGGTCTAGTTCTACTAATTGCTTGGTGCCCATAATGTCGTTCATGCGGTCCAAAACCACCCAAGTTACTGAATGCTTGAGGCTAGAAAGCAATAGTTTTCCGTGATAGTTGACCTTCTCTATCGAAAACTCTATGTCTTGTTTTTTAATTATATAGGATTCAAATAATTTATATGAATTACCCTCTTTGGTAATTACAGAATCCTTTACTTTCTCGTAAACTGTGGATGTTACCAAACTTTCTAAAGCCTGATATACTTTGAGTTTATTCATCTTTAACCACCTCAAAATGTATGTTACGCAACTCAGGGCTGGTATCTAAAAAAGAAGTAAGATTGGGTATATCGTCTAATTTTATCATTGGAACCTGCTCACAGTCAGTGTACAGTCCACCTAGTTCGTGTTCTGAATTTTCAAACACAGCACCATAATTTACGTAAAACTTAAAGGACCACATTTTTACTGGTTCGTCACTATTAAGCAAAAAACCAAATCTCTCTAACTTTTCAAGGTTTACTGTTGTTTCTACGGGATCTGTTATGTTTTCAGGCTGCGCACGTAATGATATAACCTGTATAATAGTATCTAGGTTAGCTTGCATACTACGTTTTTGATACCACTCTGCTTCGTTACTTGACCCTAGTGGTGCCCTGCGTTGCGTAATTCCTGTCTTTGTTATATTGAACAAAGTACTACATCTTATACTCATTCCCATGACAGTATTTAATGACAATAAAAAACCCGAGAATAAATCTCGGGTCCTTTGTGATTACTAGTTTAAATTAAGCTAATTTGAAACCGTTGTTTGTTACAACAGCACCAGTTAATGCATAACCGTTAACTGTACCTAAAGCACGAACTGCTGCTTGTAGATCGCTAGCTGTCCACGCTGCTGTTGGGTATACAGCGATACTCATGTTATTAGCTGTACCACTTGCTTCTACTTGATAGAAGTGAACTGTTGCTAATTGTGTGATGCACTTGATAACTGCTTCTACTGCGCCACCAACATCCATTTGTGCTGATGGGTCACCACCTAAGTCCATACCGAAGAAGTCTAACTTAGGACCTGCGATTTGAACTGGAACACCTGTTGAAGCACTACCTGAACCGTTTAATTGGTCGATTGCGAATACTGGTTTTACATCACCGTTTACTAATTGATTATTATTTGCCATTTTCTTATTCCTTTAAAAAGTTGAGCCGAGGCTCTAATTGTATTTATTCCTTTTGTAAAAAAAGGTTACCTACCTGCTAGATTTTGACGGCTAAATCCTAGTCTATCTACAAATTTAAGCCCATTAGCCACAAATCCCTCTTGTGTCTGAGTGCCGTCTTGTAGATATCCTTGAATTGGGCCGACTTCTGCTTGCTTAGCTAACTGCTGAACAAGCTCCATCTTAAGTTTATATATGCTTACCCATATAATAAATGCTGCTTTTACTTCATTCTTTTTAGCTGTAATGTATTCAGTTAATTTTGCTTTCATCTTATCAGACATAGGTCGTGTACCTAAAAAGTCTAAGAATTCACTACCCATGTCATTAAGATTTCCTGCTACAATTCTCTTATTAATATAAACTGTAAACAATCCAGAAAACCCTGCTCTAGCCTGCGGTGCGTTATTTAATAAATCGTCTACCATAGCACCATAAGTTTGTATTGATGTTGATGCAGATTTTACGCTAGATTGTGATAATTTTAATTTAGGTGGATTGGGCATTGCACTAGGAACGATTGCAACTTTTGTTCTATTCTGTAGGTTGCCTATATTCCCGTTCAATGTCTTAGCATCATCTGTACTCGTTGCATCAGGTGCTAGATATTGATGCACTGCAATACCTGCAATTTTATTATTAAACAGTTTACCTAAATCACTTGATGCGTCCAATGAATATGATATACCGTTTGGGTTCGCTCTAAAATTATACTTACCTTGTTGAGGTTGTAGTGGTTGACTGAATAACAAATCACCCCAATAATAACCTGGCTGTGCAGGGGTCGCCCCTTCTAATTCTTGCCAAATATTGCCTACCAGTTGACTAAGTTCACTTCTATCAACACCTCTTGCTGCATCATATTGTACAAAATGTTCTGGGCTATAGATAGCACGACCTGCACCACCTGCCTTATTAAACATGTGTTTGTCCATAATAGCAAATCTACCATTTGCATCACGACCAAATATTAATGCTGGATATCCATCCCACTTGATTGTTACAGTATTAGGATTACTTGCGGTAGCTTGTATTGCCTGCAATGCACGGCTTGCACCTTGTGATCCTTCAATGAAGATTAAATCTTCAGGATGATCTAAATGTCCCTTAGCTTCTTTAACTATAGCTAAAGATTTTAGTTTTTCTAAGGTTTCTTTTATTTCGTAAATCATTTCTTTTCCTGAATCTTTTTCTGCACTTCGCCGACTAACTTTTCTAAGTCACCGGTAGTCATTCTATCAAGTAAATTTATTACTGTTGCTAATTTAACTCTTGCAGTTTCAGATGGTTCTTCAGGAACGTTAGGTTGATTAAGTTTTATAACATCATAAATGACTTTACCTATTTTTCTAATAGTAGGTAGTCCTCTGTTTATTTGATAGGTACTTGCTACCTGTGCAGTCAATGCTTGTAGTTCTCCTTGTGACTGAGCAAGATTATATCCGCTAGCGTACTGAGTTATTACTTGCATTAGATATTGTGCCAAATCAAAATCTTGGTGGGTAGCCAATGTTCTTTCATATTGACCTTTATATGCGGTATATTGAGGGGTGCCTGGATTTACTTGCTGCCTACCTACTACAATAGGTTTACCTTGATTAATTAGATCCATCATTTGTTTGGCAATAGCTGCTTCTTGTTGACTTTTCTGAACCTTTGGCCAAACAATACTTAGCATTCCATTCATTTTACCAACGAATGTGTCGATAAAATGTTCTTCTTCAAATCTTGATTTTGCTCGTTTGGCTCCTATGCTGGATCCGGCAGCACCTGCTAAGCCACCTATTCCTAACTGAACCCATTTTGATAGGCCTTCGTTGACACTCTCATCAACTTCCTGTAGTTTCATCGTTTCTTCTTATGCTTTTAGAGAATTTGTCCTGATCTTTGTTTTTTATAGCACTTAATAGCTTTCTCTCTAGGATAGCTGCTTTTTCAGGATCATAATGTTTATTGATCATTTCGATGAGGTTTATGGCACTTGTTATTATATTATGGGCGCGGCTTTCTATCATGTGCTTAGTATCACGCTTGTCACCCAATGCTTGCAGTTCCTCAAGCAAACTCTTTGTTTTGCGTTCCATTGTAAAATCCCCGTTTAAATATTTATCACTTCCTCAGACTATTAATCATGCTTTTTAGTCTGACGCTTGGAATGTCTGCTGTCACTTTGGGGAGTTCTATTTTCTCCTCAGGAAGCTCACTGTTATGTATAGGGCTCGGGGCTACGGTTACACTAGCACTTCTAAACGTACTAATTATATCTTTTGCGCTAGGTAATGGATTATTAGCTTTGAAATCATCAGTTCCAGGGTCTGTAATTCTCAATGTTTCTACGTTAAACTCAAGTTCAATCTTTTGCCCTACTCCTGAACTGCTACGTGTTTTCATAAGCTGAATCTGATATTGACCACGTTCACGCATACTACGACTTGTAAAAATACCAAACACATTGTCTGCCGTATTAATCTTACTAATACCACCTGAGATATGACTATGATCAAATTCAATTTCTTCTACTGCACTACGATTTAACTGACTTGCTGTAACTAGCAGCACGTTCAATTCTTTGGATAGATTACGCAATTCTTCCGACACATATTTGTCTTTGATAAACAAGTCTGAGGGGCTGACTTTTGCGCTGACGGGCATAAGAAGGTCAAGATAGTCAACACAGAGAAAATCAATCTTTGCCCCTGTCTTAATTTCATATTCCTTACAATATGCTCGTAAGTCATTAATTGTGCTTTGAGCAGGTAAATACTTAATCTGTAGTTTACCTGACTTCTTAGCTAACATCTTTACTTTCATTTCAACATTCTCAATTTCCTTAAAAATGTCACGGCTGCTAGTTTCTGTCATCATACTATCTATACGCATCGAACAAAGACCTTCTGCTAATTCTAATGTGACATAGATACCAGTAAGTCCTGCTTTACTCCAGTTAACTGCAAGATTTTGCATGAATAATGATTTACCTGATCCTGAACCACCTGCGAATATTTGTAGTTCACCTCTATTGAAACCACCATATAGCTTACTATCAACAGTGGGCCATCCTGTACTGATTTGACCATTACTACTCTTAAGTAGCATCAATCTACCACGTGGGTCAGAGAAATAGTCAGTACCCATATCTTTTGTAATTGATATTTGCACTGCGTCTTTAATTAATTTTTCAACTGGATCAAAATTACCTTTTTCTAACAAGTCGGCTGATTTTAGAATCGCTCTTTCTAGTTCTTGTCTACGGGTAAAGGCTTCAAACTCGTCAAGAAACCATTCATAGTGTTTATCATCTAGATCAGGAATGGGTTCTAAAGTTGAATTAGATGCAGCATTTACTTGCTTGATATCTGGAATAACATTATATTCTTCTACATAGGTTTTCAAAAACTTTGCTGCTTCTCTTAAAGACTTATCAAAGTTTTCATGATTCATAATATTGGATACACGCATATATAGCTCACTGCTAGTGAGCATCATACATAGAAATAAACGCTGTACCTCTACATTATATTCTTTTAACAAGTTTTTTCCTTTGCATTTCTATTTTTATTTTACTGCTTGTTGCATTTTGTAGTATACTTATAAGTGTTGGTAACTTACCATATTTTACTACAGCATCGTTCACATCCTTAACATCATCTGCCCAGTTAGGTAAACTAACGCTGTAACCTACTTCTAATGCTTTGTCTATTGATTCTAATCCAGTCTTGTCACGGTCGGGCACAAAGATAACTCTCTTATATAATTGTTTTAATAATTTAGCCTGATCATCATTAATTGTGTTGTGTGTCAATGCACAACC